GCACTAGGAGCTGGATTCGAACCAGCAATCTTCCCTGCCTCAGGGGCATGTTACCATTACACTATCCTAGTGTTGTGTTACTTGATTATGTATGTGTTTGTTATTGTTTCAATGATCTTTATTTCAATGTGTTCATCTTTTATACGATCGATTGCTTTCTCTAATAGATGATAGTCTGTAAATTTCTTGTAATGGTGTTCGTTGACTATAAGAGTATAGCTTTTACTTTCGTCTATTCTTTGCATATCTACCTCTTTAATGTATATGTGTTTTCGATTGTTTGAAGTATTTCTATTTCTAGATAATCATTTTCTAAGTCTTTGTTAATGTATTTCTCTAATTTCTCATACGATTTAAATGTATCTATTAGGTAGCCATCTACTATTAGACTGTAGATTACTTTTCTTTTTGTTATATGCATGATATTACTCCTTATATCTTTAGTAAATGCCTGATTCTCTTTTGTTCTAACTCAACACCGTGTTTTGTGCCTTCCTCATAAGCTAGTTGAAGATAGGACATTTTAATTTCTAATTCTTTTATATTATTAGCTGTGCAAAGTGCTTTATGTGTTTCTTTATCTATTGCCAAAACTTGGAAAAGATAGGGAACTATTCTGTAGTTTGAATACATGATATTATCCTTATTAGTTAGACTATTACTTCCATGCCCAAATCGTTGTGAGCTATGATGGTTCGGAATAATGATTGGGTTGTTAGTTTAGTATCTGTAGCGTTATGTTATTGGTGATAATAGTTTGTAACGTACAAGTTATTGGAAGGTAATAGAATGGTTTGATGGTGATGAAGATACAGCTACGAGAGTAGCTGCGGTCTGGTTAAAATATATGTTGGGTATTTCTAACAAATAAAAATCCCCCGAAGGGGATAGTATTATAGGTTTGGAGTGCAATAGCCAAAGTAAAAGTTATTGTCATTGGGCTTGTCACTAATCCAACGTAATGTGAAGTCAATGTCGGTCTGTTCTTCGGTAACTTCACCGGTTTGCATATTGTAAATGCGTACTTTGGGTGAGTAGAACACGTGACCAACTTCAACGTCGTTACGCTTTGAAGACCAGCCTATTTCAATGAACTTACCGTTGCTAACTTTAATGGTTAATGGTAAGAACTCTTTGTACTTTGGATCATATTTCTCTGTGAACTCTTTACGTGATAACATAATAACACCTCTTTAGTTAATGAACGATTAATATAAAAAAACTACTCTCTCAACTTACGTGATCTATGGGTTACGGATTCATCCGAATTACAGAGAGAGTAGCTTCACGCTAGCGCGCAGAGAATAAATGGTGTGGTTATCTACAACGCTGCAACACCGTCGACTATCCTCTCACTACAGAAACACTCGACCCCCCCATACCCCTCTTTCAAGTGGGGGTGCTTCTTATTATTCCTCCTAGACACAAATTATAAATATTTTTTTATAATTTCCCAGGCTCCCTCCAATAACCACATTATATATCCAACTATAAATAATATAACCATAATCATTGTTATAGCTATTGGTGCAAATAAAACATTAACTACAAACTCTACCATATATCCTCCATTACTTTTATATTAGCTCTCAGTGCATTATCTACTCTACCCATACATTGACACCCATAAACGACAAAAAGCCAGTGACGCTCAAATATGGGCTTCTGAGAGCATCCTGGCTATATATTATTTATTATGTCTAAACTTGTAATCCATACTATCTAAAGTATTAAGTGCTCTACGCTGTTCTCCAGATTTAAAGAACTCATATACTGTAATAGCATCATAATCTATGTCAAACTCAAGATTTTTAAACTCTTTAATCTTATCAATAAAGGTTTTAAATGATTTCACTTCTATGTCTGTGTGTTTAACCATATCCATAGGCTCCATATTATTCATAACCTATAGTGCATAAAGCTTGAACAGCTCTACTATATTCACCAATTCTAAAGAACTCATATGCTGTGATAGCGTTATAGTCTATATCGAACTTAAGAACTTTTGCATCTTTAATCTCATTAACAAACTGAGTAAACAACTTAACTTGTGTATCTGTCGAGTTAATAATATCTAATGGTTTAGTATCAATCATCTTTAGCACCTTCTATAATTACCAGTGTCTTCTGCATTTCACCCATCACATAGTATGAGAATGCTGTAAGCAACTCTGTTAAGTCATAGTTATCTTTAGTATTACATCCTTCAAAGAATGCAAGAAACTCTTTAATCTTATCTTCGTTCATTAAACCACTCCTTACTACCAAATATAGGTGCACTAGGTGACATAGCTGAAATAGCCCAAGTACTCCAAAGATCAGGATCAACTATTTCTTTTGTACCGTCCTTATATTCCACAACCCCTTTAACTATATCCTCATGGCTCTGTATGATTCTCTCTAGGTAGTACAAGGCTTTGGTTAGATCCTTCATACCACCTTTCTGTTTATATCTAGTAATATATTTAATTACATTACCTTCATTAAAGTCTAGGTTATTAGCTTCAATATAATCAATAGCCTGTATCTTACTCTTGTAATAATCTGGTGTACTCATCTTTCCATCCTCTCATCTTTGTATGATCGTTCCTGTGTCCACAATCAGGACAATAGTTAAAGAAGTTTACACTTTCGTATCCTTCCCAAACACCACCTAAGCTAGATTTCTTATATAGTAGGTATGACGGCTCATACGGTACATCTACCATACCGTACAAGCAATCGTCATCTTTACATTTATCCACTAAAACCACCATTCTATCAGTTTATGGTCATACAACCAATCTAATACCCAATGTAATAACTTTCCATAAGCCATAAAAAATGAAAATATAAGTATCGGTACTACTATAGATCCTATAACTATAAGTACTATATATAAAATTGTATTTAACATCTATTCTCCATTCTCTGCCCAGTGGGTCTTAGCCCCTGTAAATATATTACGTTTAGTCTTCTGAGGCCATCTATACTTATCGTAGTCAGGAGTACCCCATTTGCTCCATTGCATAGTGCCATAACCTGCAACTCTCTTAAGTGGTCTACCACACCCACATATAAACTTACTATCTCTATCGGCTACGGATACTCTACGCTCTTCTACAGCACCACAACCATCACATTGATAATCATATATTGGCATTATTTCCCCCAGTCTCTAGTATGGACTTTCCATACAAAACTACAACGTTGACAACTCCTCTGTATGTATTCTTCGGTATCATCAAATACACCATCTCTATATGTTTCAACTACATCAAACTTTGATGCGTCACACTTTGGACACAGTCTATCTTCAGAATAAGTCTTCATTAATAATTCCTATCTATACTGGAACAAACTTCTTCAAGCCAGCACCTAAACTTCTTTATACCTTTATCAGTACTCAGTAAATGACCAATGAACGCTGAAGAACTTTTGTCTAACACTAAGTGTACTTCATTTGTTCTATACCCTCTTACAAACTCTAATGGATGTACTATTGTAATATTCTTCATACTAATATCCTTTCTATCTCTCCTAGCCATCTATCAAACTGGACTAAACCATCTTCTTCATTTAGAAACTCTCTTAGTTTGTCTGTAAGCTTCTTATCCAATATAATGTGAACCTCATCAACTCTATGACCTATTACATGGTTAAGGGTATCAATCATTAATACTCTCTTCATCATATCCCCATCTTCTTAGGTTTAAACTCGTTAACGTACATATTAAACATAACTGGTGGTTTAACAGTATCTTTAGGTCTCTTAGCCACCATATACCTGTATACCTCTTCAGGGTCATACAGTGCAGCGTCAGCGATATAAACCCTATTAGATCTAATTACATATACTATAACAAACTTATCATTATATCCTATCTCTATATCAAAGTACTTATTCTTAGTACGTGATAAGCTATCTGCTAGATCCATCTTAGCTTCTAAGCAGAAGTCACAGACCTTCTTATTGGTTGTGGGCATGTGACAGATACTACACTCGTTCTCTTGTGGTTGCTTCATATAAGTCTTCTTCCTTAAATAGTATTATGGTAACAGTAGCTCCTTTTACTATTTGATATATTTGTCTGTTAATCTCTGCTTGCTCCATTGCATCATCTTGGGTTTTGGATGATACGTAGTCCTTTAGGTATTCTCTGCCAGAACCCAGAACCATGTACTTAACTTTCCAAAGCCTATAACTGTGCTTCATCTAACTCGTCTAACATATTATTTAGGTGCTCGTTATGTGGATTATTCTTTATTGTAAAAGAAATAATCTCATTCATAATTGAAAACTGTTTCATATTCTTTCTTATATCTTCTTTTTCATCTTCTGGAATTGTATCGTAATACAATAAATTATCCAGTGTGTCATGTACATTACTCAATTATAATCTCACCTCCTACGTTCAGTAGTAACCATGAGATAACCCAATCATATATCTCATCTAAGTCATTTGTTTCAATGATGTCTGTTCTATTATCTGAAACTGATAATATTCTTAATTCGTTATTCTCTTTGTTACTTACTGATAATAGTAATTTATTCATTTATCATTCTTTCTAACCAAGACTCATAAGCAATCTTAGCTCTAATTCGTTGCATAGGTTTCTTAAAGTTTGCTGGTACATGCATTGGACACTTGCTAAGGTTCTCAGTAAGTCCATAGCCATCCGTTAGCTCTTTCCCTCTTGCTTGTCCACATACTTGTCTATTATCTGTTAATAAACTTAGTAATGGACATTCTTCTTTTGTTACTTTACATAGCTCTCTAGTAAACATATAACCTCTCTTTCTTCTCTCTATTTATAAGTTACTTATAATATACAAAATTAAAATACGTTTGTCAAGTTTATTTTTAGTAAAAACAGCCAAAGCCTTAATAAACAACAAATATCGCTAAAAACTGGGGGGAAACTCCTTTATAAGTAGAGGGTAGTATAGTGTGAGTGAGTTAGAATAAGTTAACGACTGCACTAAAAACTTTCTTTTTTGATATATATATATTATATATATATCTTTTTCTTTAAGATAGTAGTAACAGTATACAGTAATAATAAATATATTATTAACTACTAGTAAAGAACTAAGCCATGTAACGTTACTATTGATAATTAATCAATAGTAACTACTAGATAAGAAAAGAAAATATATAAAAGAAAAGAAAACATTAACGAAAGGAATGAGTTATGAGAGTAGTAACTACTTACGACAGTAAGAGAGGCGAAAGAAAGATAGCGATTCTGAGCGAAGAGGAATGGCTACCAGGTTTTGGCCTAAAGATTTACTGGAAGCAGCTCCATAACCTGGAAGAGGAGGACGCTAAGGAATACGTAGGGTTTGTTAATCCTGAAGGTTTTGTCATACCAATTAATTTCTTGATAATTAATTACGGTGTTGTCAAGGGTGTTAGTACGCCACTTGGCAAAGCCATGCTGAAGACAGAGTATTTAACTCTAGACGAGTTTGGTCTACCATTACCGAGTACACAGGATAGAAAGAAAAAGATACTACGTAGGAATTTAAACTTCTCAAGACAAGTCGTAGAGACTGGTGATATTGCATTTGCTTACAAGACGGCTATAGCTCCTTACGTTAGTAAGGAAGAGGCTTTGGCTAAGGGTAGCAAGCTTCTGAAAAAGAAAGAGGTTAAGAGTGTTATGAAGAAACTCGTTGAAGAAGCTGCTGAACGTGTAGGCGTTGATAGGGATTTCGTATTTGTGAGACTAAAGGAATTAAGTCAAGGCGAAGGCAATACTGCACTTGGAGCAGCAAAAGAATTAAGTGAGATACTAGAGATGAAAGAGAAACAATCAGCCAGAACCAATCTAAATATCAATGCTACGTTACCTCTAACAGTAGAGGATATGCAGGCTTTAGATGATGCTAAGAGACACAAATTGGCTGAAGTAGCTGAGTACGAAGAAGAATAATGGAACTTACACCTAGACAGAAAAAGATTTATATTGAGAAGATGTATTTGGATATAGAGTTATTCGCTAAGATTATACTGGATAACCATGTTACGGATGCTATACCTAAGCATCACAAAGAGATGTATGGTCTTCTGTTCGATCAATCGCAGAGGAAGAAAGCTATCATATCCCCACGTGGTTCAGCTAAGAGTACCGTATGTAGTTTAATATATCCATTATGGAATATAATCTTCCAAAGAAAAAAGTTCATTGTTATTGTATCTGAGAGTTATTCTCAGAGCGTTCTATTCCTTGATGCTATTAAGCAGGAGTTGGAAGAGAATGAAAAGATTAGATACTTCTTCGGTAATTTAGTAGGTGGGAGCAAATGGTCTGAAGGAACTATTGTTACCTCAACAGGCATCATGGTTATGGCTAAAGGCTCTGGACAGAAGATGCGTGGGTTAAAGTTTGGCGCACAGCGTCCTCAACTAATAGTACTTGATGATTTCGAATCAGAAACGAATACAGGTACACCAGAGACACGTGAGTCATTATTCCGTTGGGTGAATGGTGCGGTGCTACCGTCACTTGATCCTAAGGGTGAGATAGTGCTGGTAGGTACTATACCGCATAATGATAGCTACCTTGAGAATATCAGGAGGATAGGTAACAAGTCTGGATGGAAGGTTCTTTATTATCAAGCGATTGATGAGGAAGCTAAGACTGCGTTATGGCCTGAGAGGTTTCCGTACGAAGAGATAATCAATTTACGTAATCAGTATGCGAGTCAAGGATTACTCGATCTATGGTACATGGAGTACCAAAACATAGCACAGGATCCAAAGGGGAGACCCTTCACGGATGATATGATACAACATTATGTTGGCTCTGTGTTTATGGAATCTGATAAATGGTTTATAAGGCTTGAGGATGGCACTGTAGAGGGTGTTAACCTTTACTGTGGAGTTGACCCCGCACTAGGGAAGGTGAAGGGTGACTGGACTGTGATAATGATTACAGCTATAGATAAGAACGGTAAGATCTATATCGTTGAATACGATAGAGCTAAAACTAAACCAGTTGAATTAATTGAAAAGCTATTTCAAACTTATATGAAATACCAAAAGAAAATTACTGTAGTAATAGAAACGATTAGTTATCAGGAGTCCATAATTGACTTCCTAAGGCAACGAAGCATGGATGAGGGTGTCTACATACCCGTACTCGAAGTAAAGCCCAGGACGGGCAAATCTGAGCGTCTGATGAGCTTACAGCCTTACTTTGCAGCTAAGAAAGTTTTTATACGAAGAGAACACGTAGAACTCATTGAAGAATTATTAACGCTTCCTAAGGGGAAGCACGATGATTGTATGGATGCGTTCTGGAATACATTGCAATTTAAATCAAAGCCAAGTCATACATTCGCTAAGGTCAAGAGTTACGTAGAAGACAAAGTGTACGATTGGATGATTGGCGCTTAATAACCATAAAAAGGAGGATGTATGAACATAGCATTGGATGAGGCTTTGGTGTATTTGAAAGACCTCGAAAAACAAAACTTTCACGGTAGGGTTATTATCGGGTTATACGGTGGTGCTTGCACTTCCATTAAACTTGATCTTAGCGTAGACCTTGAAGGTGTTAAGAAACTCAGTAATGTGAAGGAGGAAGATAGTGGCGCAAACGCTAAGTAGTGAAGTTGAATCTGTTCTTCCGATACTACAAACATTTGAACAGTATCGTGATAAGAGGGCTGTGTGGGATAAGCACGCCTCTGAAGACTTTGATTTTGCTCATGGCGTACAGTGGACTAAAGAGCAAGAGATTGAGCTAGCCAATAGAGGTCAGGCTCCTCTGGTTGTTAATAGGGTTTACCCTTATGTCCAGCAGCAGATCGCCATGATGAACGCTAAGAATATAGCATTCAGGGTTTTAGCAAGAGATGACGGTGACGTTAAAGTTGGTAAGATCGGTAATGATATATTAGCTTATATACAAGATTATAATAATTGGAGACAGATATACACTAAAGTTTTAAGTGATTTGATAATTAAGGGTGTAGGTTGGATAGGTGTATATCGTGATGATTACAATATGTTTAGCCCTGAGGTTGGTATGGAACGATTACCGCCGGAATGGGTATATGTAGATCCTCTGTCTGTACGTGAAGATCTTGATGATGCCGAGCATATATTTGTGTCGAGGATGCTTAGTGAATCTCAATTTAAGAAAATGAATCCCGATAAAGATGGCATCTTTGATGATGTGTCTAGTTACTGGGATGACAGGTACGTTGGTTCTATTAGACACAACTCTGTAGGATTACAGAGACCTAATGATATATACGACGGTACTACAAGACGGATACGAGTTATAGAGGATTACACTGTAGAGAAAGAGAAACGTGTTAAACAAGTTAATCAGTTTACACGTGAGATAACAATTTATACTCTTGAGGAATGGGAACGAGCTAAGCAAGAACCTGTGATTCAAGAGGCGATAAGATTAGGTACTTATAAGACTAATGAGGTATGGGTTAGCGTACCTTATGTTACTGAGTATGCTGGGGATAGGATACTTCGTGAGAAGACTAAGACTCCTGGTACGCATAGACCAGTTGTGCCTTTCTTTAATATTCATACGGACACACCGTTTGGCATGAGTGATGTACGCCTTATTAAAGACATACAGAAGGAGATTAATAGACGTAGAAGTATTCTTATTAATCATGCAGCGTTAAGTTCTGCGTCTCCCTGGTGGGCACAAAAAGGTGCTATAGATGATATAGAAAAGATGGAACGTAAAGCTTCTGTATCTGGTGCTATAATGGAATATAATCCAGGTTTCGATAAACCTATTAAAGAACAACCAGCACAATTAC